ATTCATCTGGGTCATGACTAAAAGTTTCTAACGCAGCGTTTGTAATATCTTGTAACAATAAGACTTTGTCAGCTTCACCTCCTTTCTCTCCATGTATTGTTGACATTGATATACGAGGATTTTTATTTAATGTTTCACCATTCGCCCTCATATTACGAATGTAGTTTTCAGTGATAGGATCTAGTCCTTCAAATGCTTCATACCAAACACTATCTACTAAAAGTCCGTGATCTTTTTTACATTCTTCTATTTTGTATTTGTCTTCAGAATGTAATGTTTTACCTTTTCTAAACCCTTCTAATATATTTGATCCTAAGTATTCGTAAATATTTTTTATCTCTAGGTGATTTAATAAACTACCTTTACGCCAAGCCTCCCAGTTATTTAATGCTAATAATAATTTTAATGGTATAGAATTTTTACCTTTGTAAGAATAATACCAACCACGTAATTCACAAACTTCTTTTACAGAATCTAAAAAATAATTTGCAGAAGATAATACCAACCAATTACCCTCTGACATATCAACTTGTGTTACATCAGAATATCTACGCAAAATACCTTGTTGTGTTCTAGGTTTATAACTTTTATCAAATCTATTTTGTACTTTTCTAATTATCTTTTGTGACAGCTCGTGTATAGGTCCTCCAGGTATACGATAAGATTGATCTAATGTTTGAATATCATCTACCTCTTCTTTGAGTGCAATGAAGTGATCTACATCTGCACCTGCCCATTTAAATATTGCTTGGTCATCATCACCTGCTATGTAAGTTTTTTCTGCATCACTCCAAATCTT